CAAGGTTTATCAAACAAGTGATTTATCAATCTTTAAACAGATTGACGGAAACAGAGTTCCAAATTTACAACACATTAAGCGATTAGCTGATTCAATTCGTGTTTATGGAATGAAGTGTAACCCAATTTTAGTTAATGAACGAATGGAAGTAATAGACGGACAACATCGTTTAATGGCTGCCAAAGAAGCTGAATCATTTGTTTATTACATTATTGTAAATGGATATTCATTAAATGAAGTTCACACATTAAATCTTAACCAAAAGAATTGGAGTAAAAAAGATTTTATGGAAGGATACGCTAATATGGGTGTTGAGCCATATATTAAACTACGTGAATTTGCAAATAAAAATGATGATTATACTTTTAATGATTGTATTGCATTATGTCAAAATATTGGTAGTGGTACAACAAGAACTTATGCAAAAAGTATTTATAGCGGTAGTAAATTAGATGGTTCTTCACAAATATTTGAACAAGGAACTTGGAGATGCGGAGATATTTATTTGGCTCAAGATATGGCTAATAAAATACGAATGATTAAACCTTATTATTCTGGTTATAATCGTACAGGTTTTGTTCAAACAATGATGGGTTTACTTCAAAAAGAAACATTTGATTTTAATGATTTTATGCACAAAATAAGACTTCAACCAACAGCTATGGTAGATTGCGCTAATCGTGAACAATATAAGACTCTTATTGAAGATATTTACAATTACAAGAGTAGAAACAAAATAAGCCTTAGATACTAATGAGAATCCGCTGCTCACAATTAGGTAAATTAATGACCTCCCCAAAAACAAAAGGGGAGGTTCTATCTAAGACTACTAAAACCTACATTCAAGAACTTGCTATCGAACATAAATACGGAATCCGTAAAGAGTTTTGGAGTAGGTATACTGACAAAGGTAACGAAGTAGAAGACGAAGGAATCGAATTAGTAAACGAAGTTCTTGATTTAGGTTTCATTTATAAAAATGATGAGAATTTAATCAACGATTATTTAACTGGTACACCTGACGTAAACACGAACGAAGTTCTTTTGGATGTAAAATGCAGTTGGGATGCTACAACGTTTCCTTTTTTTGAAACCGAAGTACCTAATAAAGATTATTACTATCAGCTTCAGGGTTACTTATGGTTATCAGGAAAAGACGAAGCGTTACTTTGTTACTGCTTAGTAAACACACCTTTTCAAATTGTAGAAGATGAAGTTAGACGCGAACACTGGAAGCAAGGGTTAATTGATGAAAATTTGGATGTAAGAGACTTTGTGCAGTCTAAACATAACTTTGACCATATACCGAAAGAAAAGCGCGTAAAAGCCTTTAAAATAGCAAAAGACGAAAGCGTAATAGAACAAATTAAAGAACGAATAGAGTTAGCACGTGAATATTATAACCAATTAATGTTAGAATTGTGATAGGTATACAAAGAGAATCATATAAGCTTTTGTTAAGTTATGACCCTTGCGAGATATTTACATATTTTGGAGTAGATGAAATGCACGGGTTGAATAGAATAGATTGCGAATTACACGTCAATAACACGAATGAAGCTTATATTGCAGGGTGGTGTAATTACATTCCAAACACGGAAGATAGATTCGTCTTTATTAATCTTTCGAGATGTAATAACGATGTCAAATCAATGGGTTTAATATTCCACGAATTAATGCACCAGTCAATAGACTTATTCCAATATGATTTTGACAATGAAGAAGAAATGATAACGTGGGCAGAAAATGAAAGCTATGAAGTTTTCGATTTAATTAAATTAATACTAAAATTAAACAATTAACAAATGAGTGAAGATTTAAAAGTAATGGGTTACTACAAGAACGTAACCAGAGACCAAGTAGTACAAATCAAAGACTTTAAAAAAGATAAACTTTGGTACGAAGTAATAAGACAATATGAAGCGAACCCTATAACGGAGTTCTGCTGTTCGGTTGAAAGATTTAAACGATTATATATTAAAACAAAGTAAAAATGGAAAAGACAATTAACGAAGAAGAGTTTATAGGTATTATAGGCAATGAGGCTTATTTTCAATTTGTAAACGATATTTATAAGCTGCTAAAAGAAAGTGAAGCATATAAACGCGAAGAAGAAGTAGTTTATTATATTGGTGCTTCACCTTTAAACGAAACAATGTGGTTTCATTATGAAGCGTCTTTATTTAAAAAGGATATAGGAGATGAGTTTGGGTTTACACGAATGATTATAACCGACGACTTAGATATGACTTTAGACCGTATTAATTACGCAAAAGACGAAATAAAAAAGAATGGCGGTAAAGATGGAATTTGGATTAATAAATAATAAATAAATAAAAATGGAAAAAAGAGACAATTCAGGAGCGTTATTTACTAACGAGAAAAGAGAAAAAGAAACGCACCCGCACTATCAAGGTAAAGCTACAATCGGTGGAGTAGAGTATTATGTTTCAAGTTGGGTAAAAGACGGACAAAAAGGAAAGTTTCAAAGCCTAAGTTTTAAACCAGTTCAGGAACAAGCGAAGCCAACAGCTGGAAAACCAAGTTATGGTAAAGAGTTCGATGACTTTTTAAATGGTATATGAAACAACAAGCAAAGGTTCTAAGCGAAGCAAATGAACTAACGAGGTTAATGATTAGACACTACTTACAAAAACACGAATTAAGTTTAAACGCTTTTTCTAAGTTAGTAGAGATAAAACAACCTAACCTTCATATAGCAAGTAATTTAAGTGCGGAACGTAAAAAATTCCGCTTTTTTTTTAAATAATTTTGCAGTTATATTAAAAAGTATTATATTTGTTCAACAATTAAAACTAAAAATTATGAAAGATTTATTTAAAAAATGCCCTGAGTGCGATGCAGCTGGTTATGTAACTATCGATATTAACGATACTGATATACCTTACGAGCAAAATGAAATTGATTATACTTGTATGGTATGTGATGGAACTGGCGGAGTAGTAGATAAAGACGAACTACTTGAGAAAATAGACCAAGTAAACGATTTAATACAAGGTATGCAGGTAAGAATGCGTTGTCATTCTGATACTATTAAACATTGTAAAAAAGGTATGTTAGACCAATTAGCAGAAAAATACGTCTATAAATTAGAAATTTGTAGTTTGGCTTTAGGACGTTTGATGAATTATAAAAGAAAATTGTATAATTTAGTTGCGTGAGATATTTAACTATAGTTTTATTTCCTTTCATTATAGCCTTATTCGTTTTGGATAGGGCTGTTTTGCTTTTTGCGTGGAACATTCCAAGTATTACGATTCATAAATGGTTGTTTAACGAATACGAAATGGGTAAAAGCTTAGTTCGTGTTATTATAGGAATGATTATTGTTTTAATGCTTATTTTAATTGGACTCTAATCAATTTCTGAATGACTTGTATGTTGAACATAAACACTGGATTAAGGTTGTTAAATCGTTTGGCGAATATAGTTTAGCTGAAGATATAGTACAAGAGATGTATTTAAAGTTAGCAAAACACGAAAACAAAGAAAGATTTTACCGAAATGGAGTTGTATATAAGGGGTTTATTTGGATTGTGTTAAGGAATATGTATTATGACTTTGAAAAGAGTAAGCACAAGCTGCAAAAAGTAGATATAACGGAGGCAATACAATTAATAGATGAAAGTGATCCAAACGAAAAGACGGAAGCACAAATAGAATTAGAAAACAAAATAAATAAGACTGTAGATAGTTGGCACTGGTACGATAAAATGCTTTACGAACTTTATCGCGATTCAGGAATGAGTACACGCCAAATTGAAAAACATACTGGAATTAGTTTTAAATCAGTATGGCAAACCTTAAAATATTGTAAAGAAAGTTTAAAAGAAGAAGTAGGCGAACATTATGAAGACTACAAAAACCAAGATTACGAATTAATAAAATAAATATGAAGGAATTATTTAAACTTATTAATGAAGCCTTAGAAATTAGGGCTGAACGTTCAAAAGAAAACTATCGTCTTTATGTAGAATATAGAGATGAGACTATAAAATTACGTGCTGAAAATAAAGCACTTAGAAAAGATTTAGAAGAATTAAGTAAAGAATATTTTAAAAAATAAAACATGGCAAGAAAAAGACGAACGAAAGCTGAAATATTAGCAGCTGAAAGTAAAGGATTAGGAGACACCGTTGAAAAGGTATTAGAAGCAACTGGAGTAGCAAAGGTAGCTAAATGGTTATTAGGAGAAGATTGTGGGTGCGATGAACGTAAAGCAAAGTTAAACGAGTTGTTTCCTTACAGAAAGGCGAAGTGCCTGGAACAAGCTGAGTATGATTGGTTAAAAGAATGGTTTGATAGAAAGACGGAAGTAGTAAAACCAAGTGAACAAAAAATGATTTTAAACATTCATTCAAGAGTGTTTGGAGTACGCAACGAGCCTACAAGCTGTGCGTCTTGTTTAATGACACGAGTAAAAGATTTAGAACAAGTATTTAAAACGTACGAAAATGCCGATACCGAAGCCAACAAATAACGAAACAAAGTCTGAGTTCATTCAGCGTTGTATGACTGATGACACAATGGTAAGTGAATATGAAAACACGGAGCAACGTTTAGCAGTTTGTTCTACAAGTTATGAAGATAACCTATCCAAAAAGACGAACGAATAAAGTGTGTAGTTTAATTCTTAAAAGCGATTACTACATAGTATTTATGAATCCAAGTAAACATAAATCAGATTGGAACGCTTTAAGATTAATAATGAAAGTAACAGAAATAAATTACTGTGTGTTTATAGATTACTCAATAGACTTTATGGAGATACACGGAGTAGAAAAAGACGAATTCAAATTATATACTTACAACCCTAATTAAATGAAGTTAGTAAAAATAAGTGAGGTTAAACCAAACCCAAAGAACCCAAGAATAATAAAAGACGGAAAATTCCAAAAGTTAGTTAAGTCTATTCAAGAATTTCCAGATATGCTAAATAAACGCCCTCTAATCGTTTTTACTGACGTAGATAATAAATACGTTGTCTTAGGTGGTAATATGCGTTTAAAAGCCTGTAAAGAGATAGGATTGAAAGAAATACCTATTATAGTAGCAGACGAATGGACGGAGGAACAAAAAAACGAATTCTTAATAAAAGATAACGTAGGTTTTGGAGAATGGGATTGGGATAGTTTAGCAAATGAATGGGACGTAGAAAAATTAGACGATTGGGGGTTAGGTGTTCCTATATTTAAAGACGATGAAATTGAATTAAAAGATTTGTCAAGCACAATAGATAATTTATATAGAATTGAAATTGTATGTAAAGACGAAGAACATCAAGAAAATAGTTATAATAAATTAATTGAGGAGGGTTACGAATGCCGACTTTTGACATTATAAAAGAAGTAAAGCCAACTAAAACATTTAGAGTTGCTTCAGTAATTGGTAAATTTGATTTACAATCTGAAAATATAGTTGAACATTTTAAAGGAAATATTGATATTCCTGATAATTGGCAAATAGGTTTAATTGTAGGAAAAAGTGGAACAGGTAAAACAACAATAGCAAAACAATTATTTCAAGATGCTTACATAACATCTTATGAATATACTGCTGAAACTGTTTTAGACGATATGCCAAAAGAATGTAGCGTTGAACAAATAACATCTGCTTTTAATTCAGTTGGTTTTTCAAGTCCACCAAGTTGGTTAAAACCTTATTCAGTGTTAAGTAACGGACAAAAAATGCGAGTTGATTTAGCACGTGCTATTTTAGAAAAAAACGAATTATTTGTATTTGATGAATTTACAAGCGTAGTAGATAGAAACGTTGCTCAAATAGGTTCTTTTGCTATGCAGAAAGCAATTAGAAAGACGGATAAAAAATTTATAGCAGTTACTTGTCATTTTGATGTTCAAGATTGGTTATTACCTGACTGGGTATTTAATACTGATACAATGACCTTTCAAAGTTTTGAAGGGCAAAAAAAAAATAGACCAGAAATTAAATTTGAAATATTCAATTACAGAGATAAATCAATTTGGAAAATGTTTGCTAAGCACCACTATTTAAATCATTCACATAATAATGCTGCAAATGTATTTATAGCAACCGTTAATGATGAAATAGCAGGATTTATTAGTATTTTACCTTTTCCTCATCCAATAGTTAAAAAAGTTAAAAGAGTTCATAGATTAGTTATATTACCTGATTATCAAGGTGCAGGAATAGGATTAAAATTATTAAATGAAGTAGGTAATATTTATAAAAAAGAAAAATGGAGATATAGAATAACAACGAGTTCTCCAAGTTTAGTTTATGCGTTAAAAAAATCAAACGAATGGGCTTGTTTAGATTTTTCAAGAAAAACACAAAGTAAAAGTAATCTTATGAATACTAAAATAAATTCTAATCATTCAGCTAATAGAATAACAGCAAGTTTTGAATTAAAATAACACCGAAAAAACACCGAAATGGCAAAAGAAGATAATTTAAAACCAGCTTGGGAAAAAGGCGAAAGCGGAAACCCTAACGGCAGACCTAAAGGAGCAAAGAACAGAAGCACAATAGCTAAGTACTGGTTAGAAGTTAATCAAAAGCTAAAGAATCCTTTAACAGGAACTGATGAGGTTATGAGCCAAGAAGATTTAATGACTTTGGCTTTAATTAAAAAAGCACGTGAAGGCGATGTAGCTGCGTATAAAGCATTAATGGATAGCGGTTATGGTGCGCCATTACAACAAATAGAACAAACAATTTTAGAACAACCATTATTTCCTGATGTTCAAGAGAACGACAGCAACGAATAAGGTTCTTGCTTTAAAAAGACGGACTAAAATAATACAAGGAGGCACGGCAGCTTCGAAAACGTATTCTATTTTAGCAGTATTAATAAACAAAGCAATACAAAAACCTAACTTAGAAATAAGCGTAGTAGCTGAATCAATACCGCACTTAAGACGTGGTGCGTTAAAAGACTTTCTTAAAATACTTAAATGGACTAATCGTTTTAATGATGAGCAGTTTAATAAATCTTTATTAACCTATAACTTTAAAAATGGGAGTGTTTTTGAATTTTTTAGTGCGGACGATAGCTCTAAGTTACGTGGTGCTCGGCGTGATATTCTTTATATTAACGAATGCAATAATGTTACCTTTGAATCT